GGAGTGTTGCCGGTCAAGAACGAGGTCTCGCATGAGTGCGACGCCATGGCGAACGGCCTCAACATCCTGTTCCCCGAGGTTGACGTGAACCAGTTCGCTGCCAATATTCTTGCCGTCAATGAGCAGGCACGGCGCAGGGCCTCCAGCTATGGTCCGAGAAGGAGTCGATAGTGGCACTTGAAAGCAGTGGATACCGGGGCTGGTGGCCCATGCTGCAAACAACTGGACGGAAAATATTGGCCGATGGCCGCCGAGTCAAGGTGGGGCGAGAAGTCCTGCGAAACATGCAGACCGGCGAAGTGGTGGTGAGCGACAAGGGGTGGAACGCTGAACCTCCTCGTCCCTCGGGAGATGTCGATGCCTCCGTGCGCCATCTGGCCTATGGAAACGACGAGTTCTGGGCGAGCCTTGAGGCCCACAAACACCGTACCACGGGCAAGGTGGTTAAACAGGGAGACGGGAAAACCGTCATCCAGTATTAGGGGGTGCCATGGCAGATTTGGCCGACGAGGTTAAAAAGTTCGATTTGCGCCCCATAGCCCGGACAATCACGGGTGCGGCAGATAAATATATCGGACCGGCTGTGGACGCAGTGGGACGAGCATTTTCCCCACCCGCCCCCGATATTACACCCAAAGCTGCGCCGGGCACTCCCGCCGCCAACCGTGAAATATGGGAGGCTAAAGGTGTTCCGGGGCGAGCAAAGGGCGGCCCGGTCAAAAAGGGCAAGGAGTATATCGTGGGAGAAAAAGGGCCAGAAAAGTTCGTCCCCAAGCAGTCCGGCAAGATTGTGCCGAACAGTAAATTGCCGAACGCCAGAGAGTTCTCGGCCAATCCCACCCAGAAAAGGGTGAAGCCGAAGAAGAAGAAAAAGGGCGTAGAGCCTGTCCCGTCTTCCGGGCTGCCGCAGATGCCAGTGACCGTGGCTCCCCCGGCTCCCCCCACCCCGAGACCTGCTCCGGTAGCTCAGCCTCGGGTTAGCCCGGCTGCGGCCCCTGCGATGCCTATGGTGCCAAAGGCCCCGAGACCTATGGGATTGGTAGCCCCGCCGCCCGCTCCGACTTCTATGCCGATGCCTGCCCAACAGAAAGCCAAGAGGCCTCCCATCTTTGGCCTCGGCCTTGGGAAGAAAAAATAATGGCAGTGGACCCGCAAAGCCAAATCAAGAAACGTATCAACGACATCAAGAACCGTGATGTTGATATGGATGTCAAGGAGAAGGCCGAGCGCCAGGAAGCTACAACTGCATCCTTCAAGGAAAACGAGAAGCATTTCGTGAACTTCCTTGAGGACATGGTTGACAATGCTGTCACTTCGGTCGCCGACATTCGCCGGGAACAGGATGAGTGCTGGGACGTTTATAATGAGGTTGAACCCAGATTTTATGGAGAGAAGGATGAGTGGCAGAGCCGGGTCATCATGCCAAAGCCTTTCTCCGCCGTCCAGTTCGCCGGGTCCGTCGTCCGCAAAGCCTTTGAAGTCCAGTTCTTGAGCGTCACGAACAAACAAAATAAGGACGGCGAGAAGCTCTGGCAGGAACTCTTACCGAACCAGCTTGGCCGTCATCGGGGCAAATTCCCCATCCGGTTCACCGATGCCGCCATGATGGGCTTTGCCATCGGCACCTCGATGGAGATGATACCCCAATGGATTCCTGGCAAGGGACTCAACTACTCCCTGGTGGAACCGTGGAAAATCCATCGTGACCCGGACGCCTTGAGCCGTGACCCGCAGAGCGGGATGTTCTGGGTTCACCAGGAGTGGCTCGACTACCACTTGCTCAAATTCTATGAGGGGCAGGGGCGCTACACGAACGTCGGCAGCCTGAGTCCCTTGTCTGCCATGAGTTCGAGGTCGGAGTCTCCCTACCTGACGAAAGAGGAAATAGCCCGGCGCAAAAACCAGACCTGGAGCCGGGGCAAGTTCCGCAATGCCCTGCTGGTCTCGGAGTTTTGGGGCACCCTCCTGGACCCGAAGGGCGAGATACTCATGCCGAACTGCACCTACACCACTTGTGCAGGACGGGTCATTCAGGAGCCGGTGGTCAGCCCCTACAAGACCCTGCGGTGGCCGGGCATGGCGTTCAGCCCCCTGCCCAACCTGCTGCGGTTCGATGGCCGAGGGCTGCTCCAGGGAGTCAAAACCCTTTGGCATTTCATGTGCGGCCTCCTGTGCCTGCACGCCGACAACCTGAACTGGAACGTGAACCCTCCGGTGGAGATTAACGTCCAGGCTCTCGTGCAGGCCGCCGACACTGAATGGTTTCCTGGCAAGCAGTATCACGTCAAGGACACCATCTCGGGGCAGCAGGCTATCCGCACCGTGGACCGGAAAGGCATTACCGGAGACGTGCTGGCGAACCTCAACTTCGCCGCCCAGAACTTCGACAAGGGGTCGCTGGTCCACGAAGTAACGCAGGGTCTCCCTGGATACCGGGGGGAGGCTCCCACGGCCAGAGGGCAGGCCCAAGACCTCGAACAGAGCATGACCGTATTCGGCTTGATTGGCAAGAATTTGGAGGACGGGGCGCTCTCCATCATTGAGGCCGGAGCCGAGACCATTGCCGCCAACATCTCTTTTGATGAGCTTTCTGCCATCGTCGGCGAGAAGCTGGCGACCATATTCAGGGATGGTTCCCCCCTCGGGTGCAGCCTCCCGGCATTGACCGATGGGGACTATGACGTGAGCGGTATCTCCGCCATGATGCGGGATTGGGAGATTGTCAAGTCCATCCGGGAAGTCATCCTGCCGCTCTTTGAGAGCGAGCTTTTCATTCCTTATGGACGGCCTTACGCTCTGTGGCAATCCCTGGAGCGCCGCCTCAATCTGAAGGACGAGGGCATCCTCATCGACGAGGAAAAGGCAAAGCTCATCGACGCTGCACAGCAAGCCATCCAGGAAGCCAGGATTATCGGAGAGGCTTCGGCCCTAGAAGCTGCTACCCAGCAGGCAAATATCCAGACAGACCAAGCGGCGGCGGAAGCCGCCGCCGCCCAGCCCCAGGCACCAGGGCCTCAAATGGTGCCGTTAGAGATGGCCCAATGAGCAAAAAACCGGAAGCACTTAATCAAGTTACGTTCATTCGCCCCATGCCTCTCGGGGACGATGGGGTAGAAACGAGCATCCGTACCGGGCGGCCTATCCTGGAGACCATGGCTACTCGCCGCAAGTCGGAGCAAGCTGGCCTGGAGATGCAGGTTGACGAGGGGTTGCAGCTTCAGCTTCAACTATCCGACCCCTCCACCCATGCCCATATCATGCTGAAGGCCGTCCTGAGCGCCCTCAGCACCCGGACAGAAGAGCTTGTCTCAGCCGACCCCGTATGTCAGAGCCATATCACGGTCCTGGCGAGTGTGGGGGCCGAGGTCAGGCTCGGGCCTGAGATGGCCCGCAGGAAGCTGGCGCAATATCTTGGCAGTGATTTAAGGCTCATCCCTGGGACCGCCCCGAAAGGGACACCGGCTCCCAGAAAAAAACCAAAGACGGCCCCTTAACCGGGACACCCGTCGATAGGAGTTTGTATGCCGAACATTGGTGCAGCCGAACCCAATTCGGATACGCCGCTCGTAGCAGCCCCTTCCTCGGTAGAGGCAGCCCTCGCTAAGGCGAAGGCAGGTCTGGTCATGGGAGACGAAGGTGATGTCACCCTGACCGGACACCCCGCCGCAGAGGACGGAGGCGCTGACGACCCCGGCCCCGGAGCAGGCGAAGGCGATGAAGCCCCCCCCGTTAAGGCGAAGCCTAAGGGGGCAGGAGACGACGCAGGAGCGGGCGATGAAGGGGACGACGACAAAAAGGTCGAACCCAAGCATAAAACCATCGAAGCCGCCGACAAAGCAGTCAGGGCAGCCGAACGGAGGATGACCACCGCCACGGAAGAGGCGGCGGAACTCCGCAGACAGAACGCCGCCTTGACAGCACAGGTTTCCGAGGCCCAGGAAAAAATCTCCGAACGGGCCTCCGAACTGACCGAAGAGGCCATGGAGTCCTTCACCGAAGGAGTCCTGGGGGAGATGCAGGAACTCGACAACGCCGACCCGGAGTATCGCAAGCAGATGGCGAAGCTCTGGGGGAAAATCCACAAAGAGCGGGAGAAGCAGTTCTCCAAGGCTCTGAAGCAGGCCGCCAAGGAAGTAGTGGACGAGGCCCTGACCGCCAAGGACCAGAAATCCCAAGAGCGCAATGAGCGCACGAGGGTCTGGGAAAAGGCGAATCGGGTCGCTGTCAAGGCCGGTCTGGAGATGGAAGACCTCGGTGCAGACGAGACCACCGGCAAACCCATGAGGTCGGATGACTACCTGCTCTTCTGGCGCACGGCTCCAGACGCACCGGACGAACTCGACGAAGATGAAAAAATCGAGTGGACAATAGAAGAGGTTCAACGGATTCTCGGTCGAAAGGTTAAGACGGTAAAAGCGAAGGAGGCAGCAGTAGCCTCTATTCAAGCCCGTCAAACGCCATTAGGTCGGGGGAGTGCTGGCCCTGCCCCGACACCAGACGGATTATCCGCCAAGCCTTCATCCTTAAACAACGCTTTAGAGAAAGCAAAGGCCAGCAGACGAATCTAAGGAGGAATCTGCTATGGTCCATAACTGGACTTTTGACAGCGCCGTCGGCGTGTATAAAAACCACGAAATCTCCAACAACCTGTTGGAGACTTCCATCGCCGACACCATCATCTTGCCTTTCACGGAACTCGTGGAGGGTTTCGGCAAGGGCAAGGGCGAAACCGTCAACATCATGCACGTCAAGGAACTCCCCCAGCCCACCGATGCCCGGCTGGATGAGTTCACCCGTGTCCCCATCGACAAGCTGGTCATGGGCAACCGTCAGTTGACCGTGGCCGAGTGGGGCCGGGGCGTGGAGTATTCGGACCTCGCCCGGCAGTTGGGCAAGTTCGACCCCAAGACGTATTTGCAGAAGCGTCTCAAAAGGCAGATGACCGGCGTGGTGGACAGCGCCGCCGCCAATGCGTTCCAGAACACGGACGTTAAAATCTGCTTCATCCCCACCACCCCGACCGGCGGGGTCTTCGACGTGGATGGCACCCCGAGCACCCTCGCCGTGGCCGCCCTGTCCTTCGACCACTTCGGCGTCCTCCGGGACTACATGGTGGCGACCATCCATGTGCCGCCCTACGAGGGCGACCATTGGGTCGGCATCTTCACCCCGAAGTCCCTGCGGGGCCTGCGGTCGGACCACCTGTTCCAGCAGTTGCACATGTACCTCCAGAAGGGGGACTACTTCTACAAGTCGGAAATCGGCATGGCCGAGAATATCCGGCTGGTGGAGTGCAACCGGGAGCAGGCGTTCTCCAACACCGCCGGTAGCTCCACGGTCATCGGCCAGGGCGTAATCTTCGGCGACGAGGGCATTGCCCGTGTCGAGGTCGAGGCCCCGGAACTGCGGGTCAGCCCCAACTACCAGGACGATTTTGGCCGCAAAGGGGCCGTCGCCTGGGTCGGTACGTTCGTGTTCGGTGCCTTCTGGGATACCGCCACGGATGGTGAAGCGAAAATCATCCGGGTGACTTCCTCGTAAGAGGCCCGACGAAAGAGGAGGAATACTATGCCTTACGGTGCTTATGACCGTTTTCCGATGGCTTCCAATCTGGCGGATGGCGGGTTCGTTGCTGACCTCATCACCGAGGCCACTTCGGGCGACAAGATTGTCTTCACCGCCCTCGAACCCATGATTGTTATGGGCTTCCGCCTGCTCATCATGGCTACCATCAACTATGACACCCCGACCACCATCGCCAATATCGCCCTGGACAAACGTGTCGCCTTCGGGTCGGACACCAACCGGGTCGAGTTGGCCGTTATTATTCTGCCGGATGGCATCGTGGCTGGGAAAGTTCTGTATAAGAACATCACCCCGGTCAAGCTGCTCCCCGGTCAGCAGTTGGTCGTCGAGGTGAAAGTTGCGGGCGTTGGGACCACCTCCAGTGGGTCTTTCAAGCCGTTCGTCATCGCTGCTCCGGCCCCCGAGACCCCTGGCAACTGCCCCAACATGCAGCTTACCGCCTAACCTGAATACCTACCCTGCCCCGCTCCGGCGGGGCGGGAACCTTTTGTGGAGGCATAATCATGGCTGACATTGCCGCAAGCGACGTGACCGTCACTTCGTTGCCGACGGACAGAAACCGTCTGACCACCCGACTCAAAATGAACATCGTGACCATCGCCTTCGGGAACACCTCTCTGACCGTCCCCTCCGGTGGCGGCATCCCCATGCCCGCCATTGGGCTGTTCGGTATGCTCAAGTTCATCCGGGGCCTCATCATCATTGCAGGGGACGGGCTTATCACCTATTCCTATGACCGTGCTGCCAATAAGCTCTTTGCTTATTATGGCGACTACAGCGCCTCAGCCGACGGTCCTCACGTCAATGCTGGCGGGCTGGCTATCGTCCCCCAGAGCCTCGAAGCCATCGTTATCGGCTCGTAGCCCTATACCCTTCAGGAGGATTTATGGGTCAGGTTTTGAACACAAAGCAGTTTGGTCCGGTTGAGTTCGACCGGACCTGGGCTATGGGGCAGGTCCATGTGGGTCTGTTGACCGGCGGCGGGTATGCACACACATCGGGGCACGCCCTGACACGGCTGGAAGATGGCCTCGCTGCCATCCCCGCTGGTGTCCACCAGGAGGAGTTTCTGGAGTGGTGGGAGAACAAGGATAAAAAGCCGGTTGAGGAGTTGAAGCGTAAAATCATCGTCAACCCTGACGGTGCTTACTCCTTCGACGACGGTGCTCCCATCGAGAAGGCCGAAGAGCTTATCGGCTACTTCGGTTCCGGGGATGCCCTGGAGCAGGCCCTTCGTTGGTTCGCCAGGGAACTCGTCCGCCGAGAAGATGTGGCGAAGGCTTTCACCACCAAGGCTGGGCAGTCTGCTGCCAAAGCTAAGGGCGCTGGCTCTGGAGCCAAACATCATGGCTCCCCGTCCACTCGCCCTGCACAGCCCAACGCAACACCAGAAGTGGCCCTCAAGGAGTAGAAGATGCCCGAGCCGCCGGATGAAGGCCCTCTGACCATTTGCCCTAACCGGGCGTGTCGTTTGGTGTACCGACCGGATGAGAGGGGTTATCCTGGCTCATCCGGTCGGTGCCCCAAGTGCGGCATGGACTTTCAGGCCGAGGCCGAGCGCCGGGCAAGGAGAAGCGAGAGATGACCCTGGCAGAACTGGCTTTTGAACTCTTCGCTCACGTGAGAGACGAGTGGCTCCGGGACAACTTCTTCAAGGCGTGGATTAACGATGCCATCCTGAAGATTGCCACGGAGTTCGACCTACCGGCGCTGAAGCGGATAGAACCGTTCAATCTCCCGGTTGCGTCGACGGGGTGGCTTGCTGCCCTTCCAGAGGTCTTCTGTAAAAAGGTTTTCAAGGTCAGGACATCCGCCTGGGGGAAGGTTCATCTCCTGGACTGCGTGGCTGATATTGATGCCCTTGACGAGGACCATGATACTACCGGAGACGCCATCACTCACGTCGCCATCCACACGGAACGCCGGATGCTGGGGTATTACCCTAAGGCCGATGACACGGCCCGGCTCTGGTTCTTCGACAGGCCGACGCCACTGGACCTGCCGA